TAAATTAATCGATAGTATTTCTAACGAAGGTATTTTTATTTCTGGTACCTCAACTTCTAATGCACGTGGTTTATACGCAGATTTATCTCAAGCCACTGCTGCTACTGTTAACCAATTACGTCAGTCTTTTCAGATTCAGAAGTTGTTAGAGCGTGATGCTCGTGGTGGTACACGTTACACAGAATTGTTACGTGCTCATTTTGGTGTAACTCCTCAAGATTATCGTTTACAGCGTCCTGAATATATTGGTGGTGGATCTACTTATGTCAACGTTAACCCTATTGCTCAGACGTCTGCTACTTCTATTTCTGGTGGTGCTACTCCGCTTGGTAACTTGGCTGCAATGGGTACTGCGTTGGCTAGTGGACACGGTTTTACGTATCATGCTCAGGAGCATGGATACATAATTGGATTGGTAAACGTTCGTGCTGATTTAACTTATCAGCAAGGTTTGCCTAAGATGTGGAGTCGTGAGACTCGTTATGATTTCTATTTCCCTGTATTTGCTCATTTGGGTGAACAGGCTGTTCTTAATAAGGAAATCTATGTTACTGGTACTTCAACTGACGATGATGTATTTGGATATCAGGAACGTTGGGCAGAGTACCGTTACAAACCTTCTCAGATTACAGGTTTGTTTAAGTCGACTTCAGCTGGTACGATTGATCCCTGGCATTATGCCCAGAAGTTCACTTCGTTGCCTACGTTGAATTCTACGTTTATTCAGGAGACTCCTCCTATTGATCGTACTACTGCTGTTGGTGCTGCTGCCAATGGTCAGCAGTTTTTGATGGACGCGTTTTTTGATTGTAAGATGGCTAGACCTATGCCGATGTATAGTGTTCCTGGTTTAATTGATCACTTTTAATTGATACCTCGACTACCCCGAAAGGGGTAGTGAGGAAACAACCGAAGGGCGTTAGTATGGGATTGTTATCTAGTTTAGGTGGTATTGCTTCTGTAGCTGGTGTTGCTACTGGTCAGCCTTGGTTAACGGCTGCTGGTGGTGCGCTTGGTGCTATGGGCGCACAAGATTTTAATGCTGAGCAAGCTCAGCAAAATCGTTCTTTTCAAGAGAATATGGCTAATACGTCTTATCAAAGACGTGTTGAGGATTTAAAGGCTGCTGGTCTTTCTCCTATGCTTGCTTATTCTCAAGGTGGTGCAGCTGTGCCTACTGGTGGTCAGGCATCTACTGCTGCTAACGTTGGTGAAGCTTCGGCTTCTGCTGGTTCTACTGCTCGTCAGATTAATATTAATCGCGAACAGGCTTTGTCTCAAATTCAATTGCAAGAGCAACAACAAAATTTGTTGGGTTCTCAAGCTCTTAATTACGATGCTGATACATCGTTAAAGCAATATGAATTGGCTAATATGATGCCGCAGCGCGTGCGTAATCTTATGCAAGATACGCTTACTAAAGGCGCTTATGCTAGGGCATCTATTGCTAATGCTCGTACTACCGAGTATCTTATGCCAGAAGCTATGAAAAAAGGTTCTGCATGGGCTTCTCAACTTGGTACTGCAGCTGCTTATGGTAATTTGGCTAAACAGAACACGCCTAACGTTGGTGTTAAGGCTGGTCGTTTAGGTACTTTTGGTATTGAAGTTAAATAAGGAATGACTATGACTAAAGTTTTTGTTCGTAATCCGTATAATTACGATATGGCTCTTGTTTCACAAGAGACTGGTCTTGAATGTAAAGACCCGAGTTTGGCTCAACAACACATGAAGGATGAATGTGATATTAATGTTTTAGTTGAGCGTTTTGGCGTTACTGGGCAATTGCCTCAGACGCCATTAGAGCCGTCATACGGCGATTTTTCAGGTGTGACTGACTATCACACCGCATTGAACGCAATTAAAGCCGCTGATACGGCTTTTATGGGTCTTCCTGCTCAACTTAGAGCTAAGTTTGATCATGACCCTAATGCGTTATTGCAATTTTTGCAGAATGAGCAGAATCGTGATGAAGCGATTATGCTTGGTCTTATTGATGGAAAGCCTGTGGCTGAACCCATCGTTTCTGACGTAGAAACACCTAAGGAATCGTCGTAAGACGGTTCCAGCACAGTTACTCTACTTGATGTAACTGTGCTAGGTGACACCAAAACCACATTTATTAACTACGGAGTGCAATGTTATGAGCCTTTATAGAAAACCAATGAGCAAGCATGGCGCAGCTAAGAAGTTTCGTCGTGGCGTAAGCAAGACTAAGAGCATTAATATGCGTACTTCACCGCAACGCGGTGGTTTTAGACTGTAATTTATGGCGTGTTATAAGCCGCTAACGGCTTATCAATGCGCTGACAGGTCTATTATTTGGCGGGAGATACCAGGGGCGGACGTAGTCCGTACCTTGTCATTGCCTTGTGGTCAGTGTGTTGGTTGTCGCCTTGAACGGTCCCGACAGTGGGCCGTTAGATGTATGCATGAGGCACAAATGCATATTAGTAATTGTTTTATTACTTTGACATATGCTTCAGAGCATTGTCCTAAGGATATGTCTTTGCATTATGAAGACTTTCAGTTGTTTATGAAGCGATTGAGAAAGCGTTATACTGGCAAGACTATTCGTTTTTATATGGCAGGTGAATATGGTGAATCTTTCGATCGTCCTCATTTCCATGCTTGTATCTTTGGGCTTGATTTTGAAGATAAGAAGTTTTTCAAAAGAACGCAGACTGGGTCTATCTTATATACGTCAAAGATACTTGAAGAACTTTGGCCGTATGGCTATAGTTCTATTGGTGATGTCAATTTTGAATCTGCTGCTTATGTTGCGCGATATATTATGAAGAAAATTAACGGTAAAACCGTTAATGAAAAGCACGAAGTGGTTGATGCAGAAGCGCATTATCAGTATTGTGATTTAGATACTGGTGAGATTATTCAGCGTAAGGCTGAATTTAATAAGATGTCTCTTAAGCCTGGTATTGGTCAGGCTTGGTTTGATAAGTTCATGTCAGACGTTTATACGACTGACTCGGTTGTGGTGCGTGGCAAGAAGTGCCGTCCACCACGTTTTTATGATAATAAGTTTAAAGAATTGTTTCCAGAGCAGTTTGATGGTATACAATTCGCTCGTGAGCTTGAAGGTCGCTCACATTTTGAAGATAACACTTTAGAGCGTTTGGCTGTAAAGGAAAAAGTCGCTTTGGCTAAGTTATCGCTTTTAAAACGTAAGATTTAAAGGAGTTTTTATGAAATTAGTTATTGTTTCTATTAAAGACCGCGCTGCGGACGCATTTGGTCGTCCAGCGTATGTTGCTACTGAAGGTGTAGCTATTCGTCAGTTTAGTGATGAGGTTAATCGTGCTAGTGAAGATAACCAAATTTATGTACATCCTGACGATTTTGATTTATATTATTTAGGCACATTTGATGATAATACTGGTGCCTTTGATTTATTGGCTTCTCCTAAACAAATTTGTTTGGGTAAGCAAGTTAAGATTCGTGAGACTGATTAAGTTTTTTTAAACCGTATCACTCGTAAGAGTGGTACGGAACTCTACGGGAGATTGATATGCATCGCAATAAGTCAGTAAGTTCTCATAGTTTTGCTATGGTTCCTAAAGCGGAAATTCCGCGTTCTAGTTTTGATACTCAATACGCCCATAAAACTACGTTTGATGGCGGTTATTTAGTTCCTATTTATTGTGATGAAGTCCTTCCAGGCGATATGCACAATGTTAAAGCAACTATGTTTGCTCGTTTGGCTACGCCATTGTTTCCAGTGATGGATAATTTGCATCTGGATACATTTTTCTTTTTTGTTCCTAACCGTTTAGTTTGGACTAATTGGGTTAAGTTTATGGGTGAGCAAACGAACCCATGTGATTCTATTTCTTATGTAGTACCGCAGATTGATTCACCTAATGGTGGTTATGCTGTTGGTTCTATTTTTGACCATTTTGGTCTTCCTACTGCTGGCCAGATTACTGGCAGCAATACGGTTACGCATAATGCGTTACCTTTACGTGCTTATAATTTAATTTATAACGAGTGGTTTAGAGACGAGAATTTACAAAATTCTGTTGTTGTTAATACTGGTGACAGTGGTGATGATGTTTCTGATTACACTATGTTACGTCGTGGTAAGCGTAAGGATTATTTTACTGGTGCTTTGCCTTGGCCACAAAAGGGTACTTCTGTTACTTTGCCTTTAGGTACTTCTGCACCTATTTATACTACTGCTGCTGAAACTGATTATTTAGGTATTCGCAATGCTGTAGGTGCTACTACTACTAACACAACTACTTTCTCTCCTAGTGGAAATAATAAAGCTATCATAGCAAACGGCTCTGGTTCAGGTATTGGTATAGACATCACTCATTCAGGTTCGGGTACTAAGTTAAATATCGGTGCAGGTGGTTCAGGAGATGCAATCGTCTTTGATACAGATAAGTTCAAAGTAAATGATGACTGAGATATTAGCTCGAGTCTTTTTACAGCATCAAGAGCTTTAGCTACTAACGCAAATAAAGAAATCGTAACATCAGCAACAACAGCCACAGAACTTGGGTATTTGTCAGGTGTTACAAGTGCTATCCAGACACAGCTTAATGGAAAACAAGCCAGTGGCACATACGTTACAGGCGCAACCAATTCAACTCTCACACTTACAGGCACTACTCTTGGGATTAATCTCGCAAATGGAAACACTTGGTCAGCACAGCAAATTTTTAATAGGGCTGATTCTTCAACAACTGTACCAGCTCCATCTAACCTTGTTATAAATTTCACACCTGATGGTTCTGGATTTTATGCGAATGGCACTAACTATAGCTACATAATTTACTCATATTTTGGTGGCGTATACGATATAGTCGGTACGGCAAATAATTCCAACGATCCTAATGACTGAAATTATTATTATGTAGACTTATCATGGGATAGTGCTGGATCGGTAGATGGGTATTTTGTTTATGACACAGTAGGGGGGAATTATATTGATGTAGGGAATACCACTACCACACAGGTCACTCCATTTACATCATGGATTTCATGATCTCCACCGAGTAGTCCGTCAACAATACTTACTGTAAACAATTCTATCACAAGTCATGGTGACAAAGATGAAGCTAGTCAGGATATAAATGTTTTTCAATTTGGTATCAACCCTCATCGCTTATACTGGGATTATGCAAACCAATATTTAAGGTTTGAGGACAGTGCATTTGCTCTAAAAACACTGAGATCAAATATAAGTGCAGATCAAGTAACATCTACTAGTTTTTCAGGCGGTACATATACTGGTACATGGTGAGGAAGCACTATCACAACAGCTCTCGGTGGTACTGGTTTAACATCTTGGACACAAGGAGATATTCCTTTTTATACATCTGGCACAGCTCTTTCTAAACTCGCTAAAAATACGTCTGCAACTCGCTATCTCTCAAACACTGGTACAAATAACGCTCCTGCATGGTCTCAGATCAATCTCGCAAATGGAGTTACTGGCAATCTACCAGTGACTAATCTAAATAGTGGTACAGGTGCGACATCTTCTACATACTGGCGTGGTGATGGAACGTGGGCTACTGTAAGTGCAGGTGTAACAGGTGCTACAGACTCTACCCTTACGCTCACAGGTTCGACATTAGGCATCAATCTTGCTAATGCTAACACTTGGGCATGAGCGATAACTTCACAAGTCGGAACAAACGCAGACGGAGTATTTCAAATCAAAAACTCAGCAGGTTCAAATAGATTCGGTTATTCAACGTCTAAAGACCAGCTATCTGTAGGTGATGCTGGGTATAATTCATCAGCGGGATTCTTTTATATATATGACGTAACGCATTCATTTAAGGATGTATTTACAATCATTAAATGAACTTGGTGATCAGCGTTCGATATACAGATTGCAACACTTTCACCAGTTATCAAAGCAACAGGATGAGCTACGTTTGTAAACTACACTATTAACGACACAGGAACGTATTTATACAACTGGTTTGTCAGCGGTGCTACGTTCGATATTAGAAACGACACAGACAACTACAATACAATGGGGTTTTATGCTAAAGCATTCAATAATAACCCAACGCCCTCATCTTATCTAGCTGCAAAACGATGTGTTTCATATGGAGTGGTAGGTGATGCTCAAAGCAACGCAACAGGATTCGGATGAGCTGGATTGCGTTCATATTCATCGAGTCCAAATATCGACTGAGTGCGAGTGGATGTACAAGCAGGGCAAACAGCTCCACTCTTTCGGGCAAGGCAGGTTAATGCGCTTTACGATGCGTACATGTCAGCTGTTACTGACATAATGACTATTGACGCGGATGGTACAGTAAACGCGCCATATTATAAAGTATCTGGCGTATCAGGCGTCAGTGGAACATTTACCACAACTGACTGAAAAACAATAACAGTTACTAACTGAATTATTACTAACATAGTATAACCATATGATCACAATAACAACGACTCAGACATTTCAGGTATCAGAGGAAAACGCACCTTTTATCGAACTTATCATTCAGAAAGCTGGCTGATACCGCAGCGATGAAGAAACAATGGATGAGGCTATCTCCAGAATCGTACAGCCACCAATTCATAGTATCACACGTAATATAGTTGTACCGACACTCTATGAGTATTTTGGTATTGCATGAAAGGAATCAGCTGATCAATTAGTACAAGCGATAGATGGGTGAGCACTAGAGACAGTTACTAGCGTAACACATGAATAATATTGCAAATTCTTTGTTTGCTTATACTATTGAATAAGATTATTTTTTACTCTATTTTATGTTACTTTTAGACAATAAAGATCGCGATGCAATTGTTTCCTTTTTGGAAAGTATCGTAGTGCCCGCACCAGTATGAGCAAATATCATACAGGTTACAGGGTTGCTCAAAGGTCTAGCAAGCAATGATAAAGAAGAAACCCCTACAACACATGAATAACGATAAAAAAGC